ATTCCTGCTTGCCCGGCCGCCGCCACGATATCAGCCAAACCACGAGCTGCCATTGGTATCCGCTGGGAAAGAGCTAGAATGTCTTCCCCCATTTCTTTAAACTGCTGCGGCGTTTCAAAGTCGATGACCTTGCGCACGTCTGCCATAGCTGACTCAAAATCTACGGCAAGCTTCACCGGGACAGCAAGAGTTGCTCCGGCAGCAACGGCACCAAGCATCTTGCCACGCATTTTCGACTGGAATGCTTCTGCCTTGCCCTGCAATTCAATAGCTCTCGCCAGCCTTTTTTGTGCATGTTCGGCCTTGTTTAATTCGGCTGTCAACCTAGATTGTGCTGCTTTATATTGTTCTGTAGAAATGGCACCAGATTTATAGTTCTGCTCAAGCTCTTTTAATTCCTTTTTTAAGGAGCGTACTTTATGTTGAGACTCCTGAAGAACAGAAGTGGCAGATTTAAAAGATTGGCTAAAGCTTGAATCTACTTTACCGGCAATTTCAACTGCCAACTCATATGTTTTAGCTATTTCTGCCACCTCCTTTTAGAATATCTGAGGCTATTTCAAGCCATTTGCCAAGTTCGGCAAACGGCATACTCATCCAATAGCCAACAGGCGTATATGTGCTCATCGAAAGCGAAAGTGCAGCACGCATGATCAGTTCAGCGCCTTTTTTACCAAGACCTACTTGAGCAAAAAATTTTGCACAGCGATTGTAATGGCAGTGAAATCCCTTGCGGGTAAGTTATTGATATCTTCAACGTTTATACCGCTTGCTTTAGCTGCAACGATTGCAAGATATTGCTTAGAAAATTCTGGAACGACAATATTTTCGCCTAAAAGTTGTGCCTCTCTTGATGCATTGATGATGTCATTGCCAGTTAGTTTATCGAAATCAATATTTATCTCTTTTACTTCTGTTCCATTAATCATAATTGGCTTACTAAGTTTTATTTTCATGCCATATCTCCTACTCGATACCAAGGGCAGCTTTGACTTGTAATAGGTAATCTATACCATTAATCTTGCAAATGTAATTAAATTTATCTATTTCAATCAATGTAGACCCACCAACATCAACTTTAAGATATACAACTTCAAATACGTTTGATGCGCCTGCCGTTACGCCAACATCCAAATTCCCCAAATTGACTGACGTTTTTGGAATCGCACGCAGCACTACCCTTACCGGTCTAACGAAATATTGGCCAGCCCCGGCATCGTAAATCTGGCTTGCACCCCTTAGATCAAGGTTATGTGCCTTCTGGGCTGCCAGCTCAAGCGTGGGTTTCTCAACAGTCCGCCAGTTGAGCGTACAAGTCATGCTGCCGAAATGGCCAAGTGTAGGACTGTCTATCTCACCGGCTAAGCCAGCACCCTTCACCGTCTCCGTCATTGCCTCCACGCTTGGAAGCTCCACGTCGGCAACTCCTATTAAATCCGTGCCGTCGAGGTAAACTCTAAAATTAATCAACTTCTCCGGAACTTGATTTGCCATTCTCTATCACCCCTTTACGCTGCAAACAGCGTCTCAAGATATTGCGGATCGTACTCCACAATGAAGTCGATCTCGCGTGCCGGCGCAGGCGGCGTAACGTAGACGTGGAAGCGGATGATACCGTCTATCAGATCCGTGGTTGGGTTCTCGTCCCGCAGAAATTCGACCCTGCCGCCAAGGATAAATTCTCTCGCGGCCAACCCGTTAAGCCATATGTTTGCAGAGTCTATGATAGTATCCACGAGCCGCTTCGTGATGGGATAGTCGACCTTCTGCCAGAACGTGAGCACCAAAGTATTGCCTATCCAGTCAAACATCCTGCGAATGGGGATAAACGTATCTTTAACGTCAGTAATGCTTGGATATGCGCCAGTCCTGTTGCCCCACGCTTTCCATCCGCCGACGAAGTTTAATGCCGTTACCACACCCTGCCCGTTAAGATATGCCCCCTGTTCTGGACCAAGCATGACTTCATTGTCACCCGCCACAGCACTGTTGGCCTGCAGATTTTTATTGGACGGGCTCACATAAGGCACGTCATCGTTTTCCGCATCTGTCTTACACATGATCCCTGCAAGCTGGGTAGAAAGGTGAAATTCATTGTCCCCAAGCTTGACCTTCGGCCAACACACAACTTGCCTGGGGCTTACATAGTTGTTGTGGTTTTTCCACTCAGAAGCTTCGGTATATTTAGTTACTTCATCCACAGGAATATCAGTTAGCGCTATGCACTTGAAGTGTGCATTTATGTTGGATGCTTTTGCCGTCATCACTGCTGCAACTTCAGGGTCATGCGACCAGCCAGGGGCCAGCACTATGCCGGGCACAAGCCCAAACATCGGGAAAACCTTGTCCAGCAATTCAAGGCCTTCGTAATTGCCTGTAACGATATCCACTCCACCGATGATGTCATCTGCAGTTACCATGGAAGGGTCGATATAGTCATAACCGACCTCGATCGGCGAAACTTCCCCTATTGCCCCACCTTCCAACCTCGTAATCACTGCGTTGCCATCCTCGTCAAACCCAACAGTATAATCTGTATTGAGTTCATAGGTTGTTGTGCCATCTTCAGATTTAACAATAACTGAATCCAACAGCACTCCTTGTTTGAATAGAGTAACCGCAGGATTATCAGCTGCGAATGTATGCGCTTCCGCAGTTGCGCTCCCCTTATGCACTGTAGGATCTAGTACGTTGACCAAGACAACTGGGGCTACATTGAACAGCGCAAAGTGGGAATACATAAACTCACAAAGAGTGTAGTTTAACCAATCGTCGCTGTATCCAAAGGCCTCTACTGCTTCCTGATAGCTGTAGCAAAGCACGGGCTTATTTACATTTGTTTTGTCAGTCAGATTTATTGGCGCAGTTCCTACTGCAAAAGGTAATCCCGCCGTGGTCCTGACCGGCGGGATTATCGAGGTTGGAACTTCGGAAACATAAACGCCATGTTTATATGCCATTCACTATACACCACCTTTAGAAATGTTTTTTTGAACCGCCTCATAAGCAAGCTGTTGAGGTGTTCCTTTTGTACTTATTGCAGTCTCTGCTTTTTGCAGGTCGGCAACCGGGACAAAAAGACGTTTTATCTCAGGACATTCGGAAATCACATCATTCAGATATTCTGGAATACCGCCCTTGAATACCCTGTATTTCGTCAGCTTGCCACCAGGTAGGTTAGGCCCGCAATAAATAAGGCGCTCAACCTTGGCTTGGCCGAACGCCTTAAACCGCATGTTTTTTTCTTTACTTTTTTTCTCTTTATCTGAAGAACTCGCCATCGATCACTACCTCCTTTTCTAAAATTTCTTCAACCGGATGCGCTATTGTCCATACGGTTGAAAGCATCCCGATCCACTGTGGAAAGGGCTGCTCTTCCGGCAAAATAAATTCGCACGGGTATTCGACTCGGTATTTGTCAGCCACAATGCGTTTTCTGAATAACTCTGACCATATTCTTGTAGCGATATTTACCACGTCACGCCAGCCGTCTTGCGCATCCCTCGAATACGTACCAACGATTATATTTACATTTGCAGTCGCACCATCGGAATTGTCTTCAAATCTTTCAAGACGGACAGTAACAAATGGAAAATCGGGGTCAGGCACTGATTTTTTGGGCGGCAGATCCCAAGCTGTAATCTGTGGAGCCTTTTCATCATCATTTTTAGTGGCCAAATCCATATTCATGATCGTAGAGTTGCGCAAAAAATCGCAAATAGAGTCAATCAGATCAACGGGGCTGTTCATTTTATCCCCTCCAGAAGCCTGGTAATCTCATGCTCCATGCGCTCGTCAAGCGTCTGCTGAGCCTTTTCTTCGAGTGCCTGCATAACCTCTTCGTTCCCGATCATCTGAGGTGCGGAAGGACCATATAACTCCATGATCGGGAGTCTTGGCCTGCCCTTTCTACGATATACCCCTACGTGTCCTCTAGGCATACGGGCGACGAATGCTTTTGGTATGGTGCCACCTCTGCCTTTGATCACCGTTGCCGTTACAGCTTTAGGCCTTCCTGGCGTAGGTGAAGATGGGCGAATCTTGAACTTAGAAAGCGGGATCACCCTGCCTACAGCTCTCAGTACAGCCATAGGAGAAGAGGTGCTAGCTCGTTCAATTTTAATCGTTTCACGGACAGTCGACGCTTTTATAACGTAGCGCTCTCGAACCTTTTTAACTGCTTCAGTCCTGCCGCTTTGTGCTGCTCTGTTGATTGCCGACGCCATAGCCCTTTCTATGCCTTTTGGGACCTTGCTCAAGACAAGCTTAGCGCGCTCAAATTGTTCTTCTCTTATCTCGATCGTCATGATTCTGCCACCTCAAGCACTATTTTCAAAATACCCATCTCCGAAGAGCACTCACCTACGATGTATATAGCCCCATCAATATCGAGATGTTGATCTCTAACTGGACGATAACCAAGATCATCTTCTTTAACGTAGAGAGCCAAAACACTCCGGTAAACTCCATCATATTGCTCGGCCTTCACGTTGCTATAAATCTGCAAAACGTCGCTGTCTATGATGGACTTCACAGGCACGCCATCGATATGATGTATTTCAGCAAACTCGTCAAGATTTATGAAGGTTTCCAAATCATGTTTGACAAAATCCTTAAAGTTTGCCATTATTCTTCTTTTTTGCGGTTAGTTTTAGACTTTTTAGCCTTTGGTTTTGGGTCTGGCTTTGGTTTTTCCGCTTCCTGCTTAAGTTGAGGTTCAATATATCGCTCGATCGTGCCGTTTGATCCAGCTATCAGTTTATCCTCTTCTTCCCGCGATAGACCATGCAAGATTTCACCGCCAGGCTCTCCGGGGCCATATGTCACTCCATTATGTCGAACCTTAAATCTCTTAATCAATATGGCCATGCCATCACCATCCTATTTAACTTTTAACACATACCAGGAATCTACATCTTCAGGTTTAGGTAGCGGCCTTGAAGCAAGGCGAATCATCTTAACATCGTTGTTTATGTCGGACCATACACGTGGCACACGGGTGCCTTCGTATGTGTGGAACTGCCCATCGGCCTCCTCCATCTGTGTAACAGCACCATACAGTCTCGATCCAAGGCCAGTGCTCGCCATAATCAGGTGATCGTCAGGGATCATAGGTTTTTCTGTTCCGTCATCATCGAGGAACCATTCGTCATAGGTGTATATCTCAAGACCAAGCGCGTTCAATGTCCCAACGTAAGTAACCCCATCCATCTGTATACGTGGTTGTATGGATCCAAGTGTTATATTTCTGATATCAAACAAAGACCTTACATCTTCGTCTGAAAGAAAAAGATCAACAACATTATTCGCCATTATGATGATGTTAGGGTTTTTGCCAGTCTTTTGAATGATCTCCAGCCTTATCTCTTTCAGATCGCCTATTTTGTCATCCGATGTTCCACCCCATACTTCAGTCCCTGTAAGCGTTTTCTTATTCGTAAACTGAAAGTCTATTACATCCTCAACATAATCTGCGCCGCCGTCTATTCTATCAACCCAACCCTTGATTGTTACAACACCGTTAAGTAGTAGTTCTCTGCACATCCATTCCTCGCGCCTGGTGATCATCTCATCAAGCTCAGCTATATCCTTGGCAAGCAATTCTTGTGCTCTTTCCTGTGGCGTCCTAGTGCTGTAAATATTTTCCCCAAGGCCTCTATTCATAATGTCATCGACAGTAATGGCCCTCTGGGGGGCAATATAGGGAGTGGTGTAGGTTTCAGTGCTAAACCCGCCACGGTCTACGGTAATTCCGCCACGCCTGCGAGCCACAAATGGCGCCATTTTGCGCTTGCCCTT